GCTATCCGATAGGATATATAAAAGATTACTGTTAGAAGACAATAGCTTACGTGACACAGTTGACCTAACTAATCAGGTAGTTGTGTGCCTAGCACGTATCTATCAGCGTGGCTTTAAGGTTGATCTGTCTGCATTAGATACAGTGCAGAGAGAGTTTGAAGAGGAGAAGCAACACTTGACAGACTCTCTTACCAAGCAGGTGCATAATCTTATGGGAGATACACCTATCAATCTCAACAGTCCAGAGCAGTTGTCTTGGGTTATCTATAGTCGTAAGCCAAAGGACAAGTCTGAATGGGCAGAGTTGTTTGATCCTTATATGCCTGTATCTAATTACAAAAGCGTAGTTGAGGATCATGCAGACATTCTGTTTAAACAGAAGGCACATCAATGTAAGACCTGTAATGGTACAGGCTCAGTTAGAAAGGTAAAAAAAGATGGAACACTATTTTCACGAGATAATAAATGTAAAGACTGTGGGAGTTATGGCTATAATCTTAATGATATACATGGTAGTGTGGGGGGATTAAAGTTCAATGCACCTAATGCGAAATGGATCAGTGCTAATGGCTTTAGTACGAATAAAACAAACCTTCAGTACTTGGAGGGCGTGGCTCGTTCTCGTGGTATGGATGACGCTGTTGCTTTTCTTAGTGGGGTGCAACGGCTATCGGCAGTTGACACCTACCTGTCCTCATTTGTGGAGGGCATCAGAACACACACCAAATGTGACAATCGCTTGCACGTTAGACTTCTACAGCACAGGACTGCTACAGGTAGACTGAGTGGAGCAGATCCTAACATGCAGAACATGCCTAGAGGTGGTACATTCCCTGTGAAGAAGGTATTTGTATCACGATGGGAGGGTGGTAAGATCATGGAAGCTGACTTTGCACAGTTAGAGTTTCGTGTGGCCGCCTATCTAGGACAGGACAAAGTAGCTATGGATGAAGTAGCTACAGGATTTGATGTACATGCCTATACTGCAAAGGTTATATCCGATGCAGGGCAACCTACATCAAGACAAGATGCTAAAGCTCACACATTTGCACCGTTGTATGGTGCTAGTGGGTATGGGCGAACACCTGCTGAAGCTGCATATTACTCGCAGTTTAACAACAAGTATGCAGGCATAGCCAGTTGGCATAAACGTCTTGCCAGTGAAGCATTAAACACTGGTAGGATTTCAACCCCTTCAGGACGAGAGTTTTCCTTTCCTGATGTTGTACGTAGACGCAATAACACTGTCTCGCATTTTACACAGATAAAGAATTATCCTGTGCAGTCCTTTGCGACAGCAGACATTGTACCTATAGCACTACTACACATTGATAAGGAACTCAAAGACCTGAGAAGTTGTATTGTGAATACGGTACATGATTCTATTGTGATTGATGTTCACCCCAATGAGGAACATGCTGTTCTCAGCGTGATAGATAGTACAAATGCTAAGTTAAAAGACCTGATCGACAAGAGATGGAATGTTGACTTTAATGTACCTCTATTATTAGAGGCAAAAATAGGTCCGAATTGGCTTGACACCAAAGACGTAGCATGATATAACTAAGACTTTAACACTTTTGAAAGGAGTAAATAATGATGAATGATATTGTAAATATTGACACTGATAACTATGCAGCTATGGCGAAAGCTATGGGTATAGCAAATGAATCTTCCCCTACTAAGGAGAAGAAGGGTAGCACCCTTGCACGATTTCGTATTAGCCACTCACCTATAATGGGTACGGCTGAAGTGAATGGTAAGCAAAAGAATGTTGAGGTAGTTGAAGGAGGTTCTTTTAAGTTGGAAGTACCTGATGGACCTACCTACTATGCAACATCTGCTCGACTACGACCTCACCTACAACGGTATATGCACAAGAAGTTTGTGATGGGTAGTGGCGATAAGAAGAATCGCTATGTTAAAACTATCATGGCTGACGATCTTAACATGGATCTGAAGGATAATGATGGTGGGTTTAACTGTGGTAGACGGTCTGGTTTTATCGCAGACTTCAATGCCTTACCTCAAAAGGATAAGGATCTTATACGATCAATCAAGCGAGTGCGAGTTATACTTGGCACGGTTGAACTTATCAATCCTGTTGACGAAAACGGTTCTCCTGTAGATGTAGATGTTACACCTATGATATGGGAAGTAGAGAACAGGGATGCATTTGCTACACTAGGTGGTTGCTTTGCACAGTTCGCTAAGATGAAGCGTCTGCCTGTACAGCATCACATTGATCTTGTAACAGAGGCAAGGGAATTACCTAATGGTAATAAGTACTACGTTCCTACCACTAAGCTTGACCTAACGGAAAGCCTACGTGTTGAGGCAGAGGACCAAAAACTATTTGGTGATCTAATGGAGTGGGTACAAAACTACAACGACTATATACTTAATGCTTGGAGTGAGAATGTTCACAGTAAGCAGGAAGTTGACATTGATGTAGAGTCTTTTGTTGACGTTGAAGACGCAACAGTACAATGATGCACCCTGCTGAGTTAGCTCTCCATCAGTACATGGAGGACGCTGCACAAGGCAAAACACATATGTCGGAAGCCACCATCAACAAGGTGGCTGACGATATTAAGTCTGCCCTGCAACGTCAGTTTAGTGGTGGTAACAAAAGGGATGAGTTTCGCTTACGTATGTCTAACATAGGCAAGCCTACTTGCCAACTCTGGTTTGAAAAGAATCAGCCAGAGAAGGCACTTCCTAAACCTACTACCTTTGTTATGAACATGATGTTAGGTGACATAGTGGAAGCTGTGTTTAAAGCTTTGCTTACGGAAGCAGGTGTTAAATATACCGACAATGCAAAAGTAACACTCAAGTTAGAAGACAATGAGATTTCAGGGGAGTATGACCTTGTAATTGATGACGCTGTTGATGATGTTAAGTCTGCGTCTGATTGGTCTTACCGTAACAAGTTTACGTCCTATGATACACTTGCACATAATGATTCGTTTGGGTATGTGTCACAGCTTGCAGGCTATGCTCGTGCTGCAGATAAAAAAGCAGGCGGTTGGTGGGTTGTAAACAAAGCCAACGGTGAGTTTAAGTATGTCAAAGCAGACATAGATCTTGATGAAGAGATTACTAAGATACAACACACCGTAGACACACTTAACGAGAACGAGTTCAAACGTTGCTTTGAGCCTGTGCCTGAAAAATGGAGAGGAAAGGAGACAGGTAATACTGTACTCAATGACAACTGTAGGTTTTGTAGCTTTAAGTTCTCATGCTTTCCTACTTTAGTTGAGAAGCCTGCTAAATACTCGCAAGCAAAAGAACCGAAGTTGGTGTCCTATGTCCATGAGAAATAGTAAACAGTACATAGCGGCACGTAAGTATGGGTATCGCAGTGGTCTAGAACACAAGATCTCACTAGATCTTGAAGAGAGAAAGGTTAAGTATCTCTACGAGAAGGTTAAGATTGAATGGGAAGACCTCTGCTACCGAAAGTATACACCAGACTTTATACTGAACAATGGTATTATCATTGAGAGTAAAGGTTTGTTTACTGCCGCAGATAGAAGAAAGCATCTTGCAATACAAAAGCAACACCCAAAGCTAGACATACGTTTTATCTTTGAGAACAGTAGACGTAGGCTACGCAAAGGATCTAAGACGTTGTACTGCGATTGGTGTGAGAAGCATGGGTTTTTATATGACACTCGTGTAATACCTGAAGCATGGGTTAAAGAGAAAGGAAAACATACATATCCTAACATCATACCTTTTCCTTTAAAGAAAGCGAGGGGTAAATGACAGACCAAGAAGATGAAAAAGTTTTAATGGAGTTTGATCCACAGGATTTTATAATTAAAATAACTCCCTTACTTAAAAAGAATAAATGGATAGGCCAAGTTAATGTATCTATTAACATAGCAGATGACATGTTCTTAAATGATGAAGACTACGCTAATGTTCTGCATTTTTGTAGGATGCTTACAGCTACAGTTCCTATGATGGAAGAAATGAAATCCTTTAGGGAATTAATTAATGATTATACCTTAAATGAGCTTGACAAACCAGAGGATACTGTGGTAAAACCTAAAGTAGTTTCTCGCAAGGACAATGTTGTGAGAGTTTCTTTTAACCCTAGAGCTAACGGAGGTAAACAATGAGTGAAGATATGGTAAATAGTCCACCGCACTATAATCAGAAAGGTATAGAGTGTATTGACGCTATTGAAGCAGCCACAGATGATGGCTTTCAGTATTATTTGCAAGGTAATATACTCAAGTACATATGGCGATACAGATATAAGGGAGGTAAGGAAGACCTTGAGAAAGCTCAATGGTATTTGACAAAGCTTATTGATGTAGTCAAATGAGAGTCAAGGTATTCATAACTCTGGACATAGATGAGGATGAATATCCTGTTCCTGTAGACGGTGAAGTATCACAGGAGATAGAGGAAGCTTTTAACGAATACATATATGATGTTGACGGCTTAGAAATAAAAACAATTAACGTATTAATGGAGAATAAATAATGAGTTTACCAACAGACTATCAAAACTTTATAGCTACCTCTCGTTATGCTCGTTGGTTAGATGACGAACAGAGAAGAGAAACATGGAATGAAACAGTAAGCAGGTATATAGATTATATCTGCAGTAAAGAAAGCAAGCTACGTGAATCCACAAGTATGTGGTCTACGATGAAGCATGAGTTACATAATGCTATCTACAGGCTAGATGTTATGCCTAGTATGAGAGCCTTGATGACTGCAGGACAGGCACTTGAAAGAGATAACACAGCAGGATATAATTGTAGCTACCTTCCTGTGGATGATCCTAAGTCTTTTGATGAAGCTATGTACATACTACTATGTGGTACAGGTGTAGGCTTTTCTGTAGAGAGACAGTACGTAAACAAACTACCTGAAGTACCAGAGCATCTATACAACTCTGACACTTGCATTGTCGTGAAGGACAGCAAGGAAGGTTGGGCTAAGTCATTACGTATGTTACTAGCCTTATTGTATGCAGGAGAAATACCTACATGGGATGTGTCTAAGGTTAGACCTGCAGGTGCTAGGCTAAAGATATTCGGTGGTAGGGCAAGTGGACCTGCACCTCTAGTTGATCTCTTTAACTTTACTGTTAGTATGTTTAAGGCAAGTGCAGGTAAGAAGCTGTCTAGTTATGATTGTCACTCGTTGATGTGTAAGATAGGGGAGATTGTTGTTGTAGGTGGAGTACGTAGATCAGCAATGATTAGTTTGTCCAACCTTAGTGACATACGTATGAGGCATGCTAAGTCAGGGCAGTGGTGGCAGGATGCACCTCATATGGCTTTGTCTAATAACTCTGTAGCGTACACAGATAAGCCTGATGGCGAGACATTCCTACGAGAGTGGCTAGGATTAGTTGAATCTAAGTCAGGAGAGCGTGGCATATTCAATCGTGTCGCTTCTAAGAAACAAGTGGAGAAGTATGACAGAAGAGATTCTAATCACGAGTTTGGTACTAACCCATGCAGTGAGATTATCCTTAGACCTTATCAGTTCTGTAATCTGACTGAGGTTGTTATCAGAGAGAAAGATACACTAGAAACACTAAAGAAGAAAGTTGAGCTTGCTACCATACTAGGTACAATACAGTCTACACTAACTAACTTCCCTTATCTGCGTAAGATATGGAAGCACAACACAGAAGAAGAAAGACTGTTAGGTGTATCACTTACAGGTATTATGGATTGCCCACTTACGA